GGTGGAGAGATCAATGGAGCATGCAGACGGGATCATGGGCTCTCTATGGCCAAAATCGCGGCCCAGCCACATCGGATTGATCACAGCCACACCCCCCTGCTCTTAAGCGTGATATAACACGGCACGCTGCAGCTGTACATGATCGTTTGCTGACCAGGCATCAGGATCACATCGTCCGCACCGAAGCGATACCGGAGCAGGTGATCCGTCCCACACATGATCCGCAGCAGGTGCCTCTCGTCGTAGTCGATCCGGATGGTACTGCCCACCTGGACCGGAGCGCTGGACAGATCCAGCCCCATGGATGACTGCAGTGATGTGAGTGTCAGATAGTGCAGCGGGGACGCCACCGGCGAGATCTCCGCCTCCAGGCAGGTCTGAGCCGTGCCCAGGACAAAGAGCTCCGCGGAGCCGGTATCCATGCCGCTGATGCTGACGGTTGACAGCTGCTTATCCTGCCAATAAGGATACCAGGCAGCCGTAAAAGTCATAGACAGGTCATGCGTCCAATCCCTCAGCTGCCCCATGGCCGGAGCCTGTGTCAGGGATACGCGGATATACTGGCCGGGATGATCTGACAGCTCCAGGACACCGCCAGCCATTGCCCAGGCAGTAGCAGCCTGGAGAGCATGCTGTCTGGCCGCAAAGTCCAGGCCCTCCCGGATGGCAAACTCCAGGATGATGTCCCGCTGCGACGTTACCCGGGCCAGCTCCATCAGGCCGCCACCAGGCCGCTCGGCTGTTTTGTATGAGATTTTCGGCGCCTGCTCATTGATGTGCTGCAGCATCAGCGCAGGATGGACGGATGCAAACTCCAAACCGTTAAGCCAGGCCCTCTGCACTCTATGCGGCATCACTCAAACCTCCTACTCATAATCTGATCAGTCATCAGCTCCTCCAGCGTCGGGAGGATCACACGGCCAGCGTCATGGCCATCTATCTGTACGGACATATTGGAGAGCGCGGACACGATCATAGCCAGGCTATCCGCGGATCCACCTGCCCCAGCTGCTCCAGCTGACGGAAGCTCCGGAGCCCGGAGGACCACACCGGAGAGAGCTGCTGCGGAGTCCATGACAAGCCCCTGGGTGCTGTCGATACCCTTGGCAAAGCCCTGGCCCACATATTCGCCCATCTTGGCCATGACCTTTGACGGTGATCCAATATCCATGCCGCCAATGATGGTATTAATTACCGCATCCACCATGGTCTGTGCTGCACTCACCGCAAAGGCAATCTGACTCAGAATGCCGTTTCCGAAGCCGATAGCCGTATTCTCACCCATGGTCTCCGGCTGATTGCCCATGGCAGCCTCTCCAGCATCCATGGCACCCTGGATAGTGGACTCCACTGCCTCGCTGGCTTGGTCGCGGTTGTCAGACATACCGGCCTCGAAGCTGTCCAGGATCTCTTGCGCCATCTCGACGCCCCAGGCATCATCTCCGGTCCCTGACTCGTCATACCAATACTCTGCGCTGCCATAACGATTGATCACCTGAGCCAGCATAGAGCCAGGGAGCTGCTGCATGATGCTGCTAAGATCCAGATCATCAAAGGCATAAGCGGCCAGATCTCCGTCAACAATCCCGCGGAGAATGCCCAGATCGTGATCACTGATGGATACCGCGGGCGCTGACTCTTTCACAGCGTCCACGGTATCCTTTAAGCCAAGGACGTCCCGCTTAAAGGCATCCCAAAGCCCGGCCCAGTCAGATCCAAAGGTAGACACGTTTTCCTGGATGCCAGAAATGACGTTGTCTACATCCTGTTTGACTGCTGCCATTGCATCACCAACGGAGCCGGTGTCTCTCAGCGTGCGTCCTGCCTCTGTGCGATCCATGAGCCAGGTGGCGCCCATATAGGCCATAGACACCGCAGGCCCGGCCGCAGATGCAGCCTTAGCGATGCCGGCAGCCGCTCCGGAGCCCATAGCAGATGCGGCCGCTGCGGTGGATGCGCCCTTAGTAACCGCAGCTCCTCCAGAGAGCGCACCGAGCAGCTTGAGATTTGAGAGCAGTGTGGCCACGCTTGTGGCGGCTTCCGCCACCTTCATTCCTATAATGCCCGCCCCGATGGCCCCGAGACCGGAGATGATGCTGTCCTTATCCTTAAGCAGATCTGCAAAGCCCTCGATGATCCCTGTGATGTCCTCGCTGGCATCTGACAGGATCTGCCCGAAGTCTAGCTCCGTAAAATCTTTGAGCAGGTCGGAGATGGCCCCCTGGAGACTGGTGAGAGCAGCCTGGCCCTCATCGCTGTCCAGGAATTCCTTCATTGACGCGGATGCCGCGCTGACAGCTTCCGCCACCTGCTGGATGATTGGAGCCAGATAAGCCAGAGCGTCCAGCTTCAGAGCTTCCAGCTGAGCATTCATGTCCTCAATGGAGTCATTTGCAGCTCCGAGATTTTCCAGCTGCTCATCCCCGATGACTGGCGCGCTGTTGGCGTACTCGTCCCATGTATCACGCCCGGCTTTAATCAGCGGATTGAGCTCTTTGGCTGATTTGCCCAGGAGCGCCATGGCCACCCGGTTGCGTTCGGTTGCACTGTCCATGCGGCCCAGAGCGCCGATGATGTCCCAAAAAACATCCTCTGTGCTGCGCAACGTGCCGTTTGTATTGAGGTGTGCTACGCCCAGGGAGTTGAGTGTGGTGGCCTCATCTTTGCTGATGGACTGCAGTTTTTTGTCCAGCGTGTTCCAGGCGCCGGTGATGGTGTCCACTGATGTATCCACAAAACGGGACGCATACCGCCACCGCTGGAGCGTTTCAGTTGACATGTCATACTGTGCAGCTTCTGTGATCAGATCATCCGCCCAGACAGCGGCATCTACGCCAGCCTCCCAGATGGCCTTGCCCATCTGGACCGCTTTGCCAATAACTGCATCGATCTTGTCATTGATGCCTGAGAGCGTGTCATGGAGCCCATCCCAACTGAACTTGGCGCCCATGCCTTTGAGCACTTCCGCGGCGCTTCCGGCCTCAGCTGACACGCTGCCAATGTTGGCTTTTGCCGTGTCAGCATCCATGGCCGCATTCTGCATGGCCTCGCCCAGATTGTCATACGCCTGTCCGGCCTGCTCTGCTCCGGCCGCGTTTTCCCGGATTGCTCCCTCCAGCTCAAGGACCTGCTGCTGGGCGTTGGCCAGCTTGGCACGCCAGTCCAGGACCTTGGATGAGTTGGCCTCAAAGCCTTTTTTCTCCAGCTCCTCCAAGGCAGACGTAGCGGCTTTGACCGCGTTTTTCTGCTGCTCCAGCTGCTCCTTGAGGATCTTATCCTTCTGGGTCGCCAGCTCCTCAGCATTGCCGGTGGCTTTAAACTGGGCCTCCGCCAACTTGAGCTCTGCCCCGAGTGCTTTGGTGTTTTTTGCGGCCTCGCGCATCGCCTTATTAAATGACGACTCGCCAGTAACCCCCAATTTTGCTCCAACATCTGCGGCCACATTAATCACCTCGCACTCATCATTTTCACAAAATCGTTTTCGATGTCCCGCGGATCCGTGAGGACGCGATCATATCCCATGGTCATGATCTGATGGGTGGCTATGATGTCCTCCACCAGGGTCAACGGCAGCACCATAGCCGTGTCATAATCAAGCCCTGCATCCAGGGCGGCATACAGGATCATCTCATTTGTCTGTGTTCCTATGCTTCGGGTGGCTCTTCTTTTTTTTTGGGCGGAGTCGCTACCACATTGCGATCCCCGCGCATGACAGCATTAATAACCGGTTTCCAGCTGGCCAGGTCTTCCTCGTCATGATTGACCAGCAGCTCCTCCAGCGTGGGCGGCTGCAGTGGATCGTCTCCGTCTTTCTTGGACAGCTTATATCCGGCCTCGAGTAAAATTGCCAGGATACTCATGCCGGTCCTGATTACTCCCATGCCCTTGGGCAGCTCCTCAATTTTGGAGGATGCCCACAGGCTGCGGGCTAAGGTATATTCCTTGCCATCAATAGTGATTTGTCCGGTCCTCATGTGTCCTCCTTGTTAAACATCCCCCACCCGAGTGCTACGGATGGGGGATGTATTGGATCAGGGGTTGCCACCCTGGGCTGCCTGGTTGCCACCCTGGGCTGCCTGGGTGCCGCCCAGCTTTGCCTGCAGGGCAGCAATGGCGTCGGCTTCGGTGTCGTAGTCATTCCAGTACTGCCATTTGGACGGCGTGGCGTCATCCCGGAAGATCTTCGCTTCCAGGGACGGTGTCTGGAAATTGACGGTTTCGCCCTTGGTGTCGATGGAATAATCCGGCAGCATAAACTGTGTCTTAAACAGGACAATAAGCCGCCATTTGATCGTGCCCTCATAGACTTTCATGCCGATAAAGCCCTGCCCGATGAAAGGCGCCTGCGCGTCAGCCAGGAAAGTGACGCCGGGCTCCTGCTCTGTGGGCGCATCCATGCCAAGGACGTCAGCGGCCACAGCAAGGGCGAGCTCATCAATGCCCAGCGTGACAGTGCCGCCCCCGAAAAGCGTGATGGATTCGGCCGGGCCGTTGTTGGCATAAAGGATCTGCGGCTCCTTGTTGTCAACGGTAAGGTCCACATTGATCGCCTTGCCCAGCTTTTTGAGGCCGGTATAGGAGACGACGCCGTTGCTGTTGTGGTACATGGCATAATACGGCTGAGACAATCCAATGTTTGCCATTTATCATCCCTCCATTACTTTGTTTACTTCTTCGTCGATTTTTTGGGAGATGGCTGCAATCACTGCAGCCTTTGTGCTTTGGACAGTTGGCCGGACAAAAGGATGCTTTTGCCTCAGACTGCTGCCACTCTCCAGGGATCTGGCGATCAGCGCCAAAGGCACTCCGTTGGGATAGTTTTTTTCCTTGCGTCTGGCGTACCCGTTAAAAGAAATGGCCGTATCAACGGCATCGGTCTTTTCGTCAAATTTGGCGATACCTATGCCGGCGGCCAGATCCTCCCTGTCACTGTCTGAGATTCCATCAAATGGTCGTGTGGAGACAGACGGCAGCGAGACCACAGCTGAGTGGATCGCATCCGCCATTACAGCAGTGCCCTCATAAAGTGCGGCCTTTGCGATGTTTGTGCCTTTCTGGCCCAGGAGCATGAGCTTATCAGCCAGCTCATCGGCTCCATGATATGTCATCCTTGCCATGGCCATCCCTCCTCAAGGCAGTACATAAAACACCCACTCATGGTGGGTGTATCCGGTGTTGTTTTCGTACTGCTTTGATTCTTTGCGCCAGAAACAGCCGCATGCCTCCAGTGCGTCCTCGATTTTGGACGCCTGGACGGTGCCGGCATCTGAGATAGCAAAAAAATCGACCGTGCCGCCCACAAAGCGCTCCGAGTGCCGGTTATTGGCCATCATGTCCATTCTGCTATCCAGGGCATAGACTCCGTAGTCGGTTTTGAGCTTCGCAGCGTCGACCCATCCGCCCTCCCTAAAAGGGATGCCGGTGCTGTTAAGTGCCTGGATCAGTGCGCTATAGGTCACGTGCTCATCACCTTCTCTACGGTCAGTTCTATCCGGCTGTCTGGCCGGACATAGGTCCGGATGATCTTATACAGAGATCCCTCAAAACGGCACGTGAGCTCGTCCTGATACTCCGCGTAATCGCTGAGGATCAGCACCCAGGTCGGATGCATGCCATGGCTCAGAGCCTCATACATCTCCGCCCTGGAGACAGACATAACATCACAGCCCACCTCACGCTCAACAGGAGCTGGGGCGTCATAGATGCCGTGAGCATCCGGCAAGGAGGAGATGAGAGTAACCGCAGACGGACGGATCACGTCCCATCCCCCCAGTCCGTGTAACCCGTGGCAATCTGGAGCTGGCCCTTTTGCGACTCATAGGACGCCCAAAGCTGGTCATAATTGTCAGGGCTTTTAAATTTAGCCCGGACGTATGTCTTGACTGCCTGGATGATCAGCGGATCCGTGATCAGCGAGCTATCCACTCCAGCCAGCCCAAGATCTGCAAGAGCTGCATCAATGAGAGACTGCAGCTCCTCGTCATAAAAATTGGTGGTGAGCGGGAATGCCCGCTTGACGGCCTCCAGCATGATCTCACTCCTTACTTTGTCAGAGATTCGATGTATTTGTCATGGTCTTCAGGCCATATGGCATCATGACCAATATGACCCAGGCGTACCACCGGATCAGCCCAGATTTCATATCCCTTGGCTGTTGCCCGGCGGCAAAATGTCAGGTCCTCGCCCCAATCATGTTCCGGGAGGAAACACGTACGGTGCGACACCTGGACACTCTTAAGGATATCCGTGGAGATCAGCACACAGGCAAAGCCGCAGCCGGCCACCCTAAAAGGCTCTGTCGGCAGCTGTTCGAATCGTTCGATATGATTGATATCGTCCAGCCTCCTGAACACACACAGCCCG